ATTAACACTTCTTGAAGATGCTATGATGGCTTATCGCATTGTCCGTTCCCCGGAAAGGCGTGTTTTTTATATTGATGTGGGTAACATCGCAGCCGAAGATGTTGAGCAGTACATGGAGCAAGTTAAGACCCAGATGAAACGGAATCAGGTGGTAGATGCAGACTCCGGACGTGTTGATTTACGTTACAATGCCATGAGTGTGGACGAAGACTATTACATTCCTGTAAGAGGGGCGACAAACAATACACGTATTGACACTTTGGCAGGAGGTCAGTTTACCGGCGACATAGAGGACGTAGAATATTTAAGAGACAAGTTGTTTTCTGCTTTAAAAGTACCTAAAGCTTATCTTGCACAAGCAGATGCTGTTGAAGATAAGACCACACTCGCACAAAAAGACATACGCTTTGCACGCACGATTCAACGAAACCAGAGAGTCGTTATTGGTGAGCTAGAAAAGATGTGTATTATCCACCTTTATACGTTAGGGTTCCGAGAGAAAGATTTGATTTCTTTTAATTTAACACTGAATAACCCATCCAAAATAGCAGAGTTACAGGAGTTGGAACATTTACGAACTAAGTTTGATATTGCGGGTGCTGCGACTCAAGGATTTTTCTCTAAAGGTTGGATATACAAAAATATATTCAAATTATCGGATGAAGAGATTGACCGCATCCAGATGGAACAATATGGAGACAGTAAGCTTACAGCAGCATTAGAGGCGGTAAGTACTGCCCCTCCTCCTGATGCAGGGGGAGGAGCCGGCGGCGCTGCTGGAGACACAGATCTTGGCGGAGTAGGGGATATTGAAGCCGACACAGGAGCAGAAGCTGATACTGAGGCTGCACCCGATGAAGCTGAACCAGCCGCTGAGGAAGGACCTCTTCTAGCCGAACCAGAACCAGCCCAAAGAGATGATTGGTATGAGCCTGTGGCAGACCCTCGCTGGAAACAGGGAGCAAGGAAGAGGAGTTATCTAGCGTCTGCTGGAAACAATTTGGCTTCCTCATCGGATAGAAACCTATTTAAAGGGTGGAGCGGACAAATGAAACCATTAGCTAATGGTGTAGTGGGAGAAGCAACTGATCATGCGGAGAATCATATTTTTAAGACTCAAAATGATATAAAACAATTAATTGAGCAATTGGAAAACAAAGATAATGAAAACCAAACATAAACACAACAAGAAAAGAAATACTGCTTTTTTGTTTGAGTCGTTAATAAACGAAATGACAAAAAGTATTATGAATGGAACTTCGTCTCATACCAGCAAAATTAAAAAACTTTTGTCTGAAAATTTTGGACCTCAAACGATACTGGGCAAAGAATTAGACTGCTATCGCTCTATTTTAGAGACTTGTGATTTAGATTCATATACTGCTGAAAAACTACTTTTCCATGCAAAAAAAGAATACGAAAAAATATCTCCCAAGAAAATATTTGAAGCTCAATCTAAACTTATTAAAAAAATCAATGAAAACATTTCAACAGATGTGTACAATAATTTTGTCCCTAATTATAGGTCCTATGCTACTTTGGCACAAATATTCAACCCTCAGACACCAATAAAAAGGCGTGTGCTGATGGAAAATAAAATTTTAAAATCTTTGACAGAAAAAGCAAAAGAACAAAGTCCTTTACAAAATGTGGACTCTCTGGTAGTCACAAAATATGTGGAGAGGTTTAATGAAGAATATTCTGATCTGTTAACTGAGCAGCGTCTTTTATTAAACAATTATATTGTTTCAATAGGCGACAATCGTGCGGATTTTATTGTTTTCTTAAACGAAGAACTAAAAAGAATTCGTGATGCTGTCAAAGATTCTCTAAGTCTCAAAGAAGTAAACGAAGATCCAGAGATGCTATCTAATACCCATAAGTTATTAGAAAAAATAGATGTAGTTGATCTATCAGATATAAGCGATGGGCTAATTCTTAAAGTCCTCAAACTTCAAAGTTTAGTAAAAGAGTATCAAACAGATGACAATTAAAATAAAACTTACTCCTCCTGAAAAGGTTGTCCCACCTCAAGCACAGGTTGAATTAAAAATAAAGAAAACTTTAGAGGGTAATTTGTTAATCAATGATCATGATCATATGGATATAGTTGTTGTGCCATCTAAAAATACAGTATTAACTTTGCCCAAACCTCATGCTGAGAAAGATATATTTGAGTTTCAAAGAGATTTTATGCATTCTCTTTTTAAAGGTGGGCTTATAAATGCCGACGCCGCCCAAGGGGGTAGTCGTTTTGGAATCATAGAAGCAAAATTTGCCTCCCAAGGTGATGTTGACCCTTTACAGTCACTTTTATTGCAGATAGAAAATTACATTAAAAAATCTCAAAACGATATGCAGATTGCTGTAGACTATGATGAAAACATAGAGGATCGTTTTGTAGACCCAACTGATGATGACAGCACGGCATATGGCGAGGTGCCACCATATCAAGACACGCCTGCTGGAGCAGAGGATAGTTTCTCGCCATATGCCTATTCAGGTTATGGGTACCTATACTAAAGGGGTTCAATGGAAATTTTATATTTTATTTTGTGCTCTTATGGGCTAACGCAAATATTAGTTTATTCTAAAATTTTTGAAAAAATAAGACCACGACATTATTTTTTTCACTGTCCAATGTGCGTAGGGTTCTGGGTTGGTGCATTACTTGTTCTCCTAAACCCATTTACAGAACTATTTACATTTGATGTTTCTGTAGTAAACCTCTTTCTTATGGGCTGGTTATCATCAGGAACATCCTACGCATTATGTATGCTTATATCAGATGGAGGACTTCAATATGAATACCGAGTTAAAGGGCATGTGGACACAGAAGTGGAGACTAAGACCGGTCGCCAGGTGTTGCAGGGGTAGTAGTACCGTGCGGGTAGCGCCCGCAATCTAAAGGAGATAAAAATGACAAAGAAATATGTACTTCAAGAGTTTATGAATCTAGATTACAGTGACGACCTTTTAACTGAAGAAGAGCGAGAAGGAAATCGTCAGGGTACACACCTTATTGTAGCGGGAAAAATTCAAGCTGCTGGTAAAAAGAATGGTAATGGAAGAATTTACCCCAAACCAATTCTTGAAAGAGAAATGAAAAATTATACAAAACTGGTACGTGAAGGGCGAGCCATTGGAGAATTGGACCACCCAGACAGTTCAGTGGTTGAGCTTAAAAATGCTAGTCATTTGATGACCGAAGTGTGGTGGGATGGCGATGATGTTATGGGTAAGATGAAAATTTTAGACACCCCCGCCGGACAAATTGCCAAACAATTAGTGCAAGGCGGTGTACAACTTGGAATCTCTAGTCGTGGACTTGGGTCCACTAGACAACAAGGTGGAACAACGATGGTAGAGGATGATTTTCAATTGCTCTGTTTTGATTTAGTGTCAGAACCAAGCACTACGGGTGCTTTTTTGGTTGCAGAAGGACAGGAAATAAAAACTCATTTAACCAAGGCGGATAGAATCAATCGTGCCCTTAATGATGTGTTGGGGAATGATTGATGGGTTCCGCAGGTTTTGGTATACCCAATACAGTAGGAGGCTTTGCCTT